TAATCCACTCATCACTCATCTTTATTTTATCTTGGATGAACTCGGGCAGCTGAGCAAAGATTGCATCATCGTGCTCTTCCGTGTTGTAGCAAAGCGGAGCGTTGAATGCAGGAGGGCAAACCAATCCTTTTGGCACTGGAGAGATTCCAATGATGTTGGCATAGGTGATATCTCCTTTAACTACGTGAGTCAAGTTCACCATGCAAGGTCTACCAATCAGCGTGAAGATGTCGAAGTCTTCAGCAACGCCATTGGTCATCTTCTTGCCTGCCCATGATTCGATGTCTCTGCGGAGCACCGCTTTCTCGTTCATCGAAAGGTTGTAGATGCTGCGAGCATAGAACGGCTTCTCTTCGCCGCCTTCCTCGAATGCGTGTGTTTCAGTCGGCAGTTCAAAGATAAACTGCACTTTGCGTTTTTTGCCAGGGAACTGTCCTGTTTGCATTGTAGTTCCGAGGTCAACGATTTGGTAACATCTTGCAACAAACGCTCCTTCTGGTGCGATTGCTCGGGAGGTGTTATTCCCGCTTGGTGCTTTTAGGCCCATAGTGTTTAAAATTAGAATTGATTTATTAATTGTTTGAATGATACTTGAGTATTGTGCAGTGTCTTCTGATACATTCTAAAGAACTCGTTGACATCCGATGGATGATAAGTGCGAACCGATTCATCAAGGCCTTGTGTCATCTCCTTTGAGTACTGGCGAACAAGTATAAGTGAGTTCTTGTCGCATCTCTGAAAGAGACCTTGATGACAACCGTCTTGCACAATTGTTAGCATGATGCCGCTAAGGTGGTCGTAGTTGAAAAACTGCGTGCTGTCGTGTGATTTGAAAAAAGTGTTCATAGATTTATGAGTGAATGATTGAAGTTTGTGGGCGGTAGTTAGCCGCCCGATTAAATTAGTATGAAAAATCAAATGTGTAAGTTGCAAAACCTTCGAACCAAATTACGACTATTGCCTTTTCTTCGGGGCTGTAATCGTATCTAACTCTTGAGTAATCGAGAACTACCTTAGCAAAGTCTAATGCGTTCTGCTCTGTTGTTAATCCATCTGCTATGAATTTTGAGGATGTGTTGGTTTCAACTGTGATTTTGTACATGACTAAAAGATTAAATGATTGAATGATTGATAGGCAAATATAAAACTTATTTTTGATTATGCAACACTTATTTAAAAATAAATTTAGGGCGGTTGTTGGCCGCCCGAAATTATTAATAAACAGCAATTAGATTATTGTCTTCGCACACATTAATAAATGTATCAATTAAGGTTTCCATTGTGACATTTCCAATGGTGAAACTTGAGTTTGTGTGCATCAAATTTGAAGCGATGGTGTTAGCATCATCTTGAGTTACCATAAGGAAGATGTCAAGGATTGCATCTCTGCGAGATGTGTAGATTCGGGGTGTGATTGTTTCGATTAACATAGTAAATAAGTGAATGATTGAATTACAAAGATACACCTTTTTTGATACCACCGCACACAATCAAAACTATTTACACGCAATTATTCTAAGTCGCACATAATCAGCGCGATTATTTTCTACTCACTCCCAATCCGAAGCCTATGATTGCCCCAACTCCCACCTTAAAGGCGGTTGTCTGATGCCACTTTTTATCCTGCTTGATGTAGATGTTCTCCATTCCGGTGATTGCCACATTAGGATTGTCGACTCTGATGCGGACCACTGTGTCCTTCTTTTTAAAGAGTCGGTTGATTATTCCAGTGCGCATAGTATCACCAACAGCATAGGTGAACTTAGCAGGAATCACGAGCGAATCAATCTGCAACCACCCAAGGCGGTTGATCATGCCGCCAATTGTGTACCATTCGGTTGTCTTAAGGAATGGCTTTGGCAGTTGGATGTATGGTTTGCCTTGCACCATCACTGTGTCGCCCAATTTGATTTGAGTCTTGATTATTGTCCTGGTCTCGATGCGCACCACCTCACTTGCGTTCTTTACTTTCACTTCGAGCTCTGCAATCTGCTGTGCTTGCTTTGCTGCATCCGAGCCGCTCTGTGCGATTACTTTGCGCTGAGATGCGATAAGTATTGAATCCTCATACATCGTGTGCTTAAGGCGATAATCTGACTGCACGCCATCGCCGCAAGTTTTAAGCAGCAAGAACAAGAGCACAATGATTGCGCCTAAGAATAGTGTTTCAGATTTGATAGATGCCATGTTGAATGAGTTTTATAAGTTCCTGCGATGACTCCCAAAATAATCTTTTATCCTTGAGCTCCGCTTGCAATATCTGAAGTGCCACACATACCGGCATGCCGCGCTCCATCACATACCAAGCGGCAACCTTAACCAGTCTCTCGTCCGCTTGCTGATCCGTCATAACTCGCGAGCTGCTTTCTTGATGAGTATCTTGATTGCATCATCAAGCTTGTTGACCGATGTGTGAATCATCTTAAGTAGGTCACGCTTCTCGTTATCGTTTGACATCGGATGGTTAAGCATTAACTGCACAAGACCTGAGATGTTGGTCAGCGGCTGTCGTATCTCATGGCTCAGCATAAATCGAAACTCCTCAAGCAGCAACTTCTGCCGCTCATGATTGTGCGAGCTGATGGAGGTGACATCGACTAACTGGATCCCGACAAAGTGCAAGGTCTCTCCAATGGCGAAGCAGTTCCAAATGTTGTATCTGTCGATGGTATTCTTTTGGCGAGTGCGAGCATAGACACGCGATGGATCTGGCGAATGCAACCGAGCCAATTGAACGGCCTTGATGAAATCTTCTTGGTCACCCTCGATGCTTATGATGTCACTTATCTTGCTTGGCTTGATGTGGCTAACATAGTTCTTGAACAGCTCATTGCTTGAGACAATAAGCCCATGCTCATCAGTCACCACATAGAAGAGGTCAATGGAGTTTTCTAAGATGAAGAGCGAAGACATGCAGAGAGTTCGCTGTAAAGATTATTCCAAGCGGAAATCGAGCTCCATGCCCATTGCGCTGTGAGGTAGATTGTAAAAGTTAAGAGTACGCCCATGATTGGGCCGTCCATAGTTGGCTTGTATTCAGAGTACTCAGTGCGAGGCTTAATGATGATTTTAGCTTCAGGCTTGGGAGCAAGAAGGAATGCAGAAGTACTCGGCTTGATGGTGTCGCTTGCGTAGGTTTGTTGCATCATTTGTGGCTCTGGCATTGGCTCATCAGCAGGCAGCTCGTAAGTTTGCCCCCACTGATTAGTGCAATAGTTGCGCCCAAAGATAGTGAATTTCTCCATCGATTGATACACGATCTGCGGCTCGATGTGAATAGTGTGGTGATGCGTATGGACTTTGCAGCCAAGACCCACCACGCAACCTTCATCGATTGTAGTATACGTTGAGTCTCTTCCTTCATCCATCGTCATTTGCTTTAGGTATATATCCTGCGGCCACCATAGCTGCAACGATAGCTGCAAGTGTCTCTGTTGTAATCTGCTTAAAGATAAGCGCGAACACAGAGCAGAGAATCACCAAGCTGCCAATGGTTGGCCTCCAGTGCTTAACGATTATATCAAGCACTTGCCTTGGTTTGCTGACTCTTCTTGCGGCCATAGTTGTCAAACGATTGGTGTGAAATATAGTTGCGCCTCTTTCTTGCGTCTTCTTACAAGCCCCGTTGAAACCTCGCCGCCTGCCCTGTTCCACTTAAGGAACTCGGCTGCAATCTTTGGGTCGTTGGGGTTGGCTTTGATAAATCTTAGCAGCTGCGACTTGGCAAGGTTGCCTGCGCCCAGGTTGTATGTAAAGCTTACAAGCGCATCAAACTGGTTCTGATTCACCTTTGTCGTGTTAAGCAGTCCAAGCACGCTGCCCTCAAACTCTTTGAGGTGGTCCTTAAGCAGCTGCGCCGCTTGTGCATTGGTTATGGTCTGCCCGAGCTTCACCTTACTGCCGTCATGGTAGTAGGTTGCGCCGTAGCCAATGGTCGGAACTCCTGCGCTGCATAGGTAGCTAGTCAGTCGCAAGCCCTCAAACTCTTGAATGAGTCGGATGCCGTTGCTAGAGGACTTCATATTGAAATTGAATCGTGCAGTAAGCCATTGATACTCCAGCATTTGCAGTTTCAATATCAACAAGGCAAGTGTAGTTGGTTACTTCTGCGCCAATTGTTAAGCCAACAATCTCAGCCAATGTTCCACCATATGAAAATTGCATTAAGCCGAAACATTGCTTAATGGTGGTAAAGTTAGATGCCACTGGTAGTTCAATTTCAAATGCTCCAGTAACTTCTCCAGTATCCAGTGTAATATCCAACTGAGCGGATACTGTTACGATGTTGCCAACTCGAATGTAGGTTGCAGCAATAGGGTCAACATAAATTGCATTAACAATTCCGCTGATTGTCGGAGTGTAGCTGCCACTTGATAAGATGTTCCCCAATTCAATCTGCGAAGATGTGCCTTCAGGTGATTGAGCGGTGTTGCTTACGTCAACGATGTAGAGCAAGTCATTACTTGCTGCTTCCGTGATTGGTGTTAAATCGGTAATTTTTACTCCTGCCATATCGTTAGTTGTTAGTTATGTAGTTAAGTGCTTTTGTTGAGTCGGTGAACTTGATGCCATTGAATGTGAACTGATTTACATTAATTAAGAACACACCAACATTAGTGCCTAAATGAACG